ATATGACAACTTACAATATAACTTCCGTAGGGTTTCATGTGGTGGACATAACTCAAACTTTAATGAAATTTGGTGGTTCTTTCCAACTTCTTTCTCATCGCCTAGTAAATATGTTATATGGAACTACGCAGAGAATACTTGGTCTATAGGATCTATGAACAGAGGTTGTTGGATTGACCAAGGCGTATTTGACTTTCCTATTGCCTGTGATGGCGATGGTTTTGTCTATCAGCATGAAAGCACAACACTAAGCAACTCAACAGGAATTGGCTCTGCCGTACCTTTTGCAACAAGTGGCCCGATTGAAATAGGCAATGGCGATAACTATGTTCAATGTAATCAAATTATTCCGGACGAAGAAGCTAATACTCTTCCGGGTGTAACTATTAGTTTTAAAGGTCGATTTACACCTTTAGGCGCAGAACAAGACTTTGGATCATTTACCTTTGAAACCGATGGCTACACAGACGCGAGATTTACAGGTAGACAAGTATCTATGACAGTTACAGGAACTACCACACAAGATTTTAAAGTTGGTAAAATAAGACTTAATTTACGCAACAGAGGGCGTAGGTAATGGCAAGACGAGCCTTAACTAAACCCGGTGAAACTTATAGTCCTCAGTATCAGAGTTACTTAGTAACAGAAATAGAATACCGAGATGGTTTAAGTTTTAAAAAAGGCGAACGAGTTGAAGCTAATGGTGGCGATCAAACAGAAGTCGTTTTAGTGAGTCCAAATGGAACTAAGTACAGAATTGAAGTCGACAATAGCGGAAACCTCTCTACCACCCAAGTCGCGTAAGGAAGACTGGGAAATAGAGTGGGAAAAGTGTAAACATTTAATTGATAAAGCTATTGACACTCAAGATTCCTATACAATTAGTGATGTAGAGGATAAAATAAGACATGGATTATTCCATCTGTGGTCAGGTAAAAAGTCTGCTATGGTCACAGGTTTTGCTGAATACCCACAGTTTAAAGCATTAAATTTAATTTTCTGCGGTGGTGATTATTCAGAGCTAGAAGAAATGTTGCCTAGCATCGAACATTTTGCAAGAAATAATGGATGCAAAAGACTTTATGGCGGTGGTCGTAAATCTTGGCTAAGAAAAATTAAGCACTTAGGTTTTGAAGATGCTTACTTAATAAAAAAAGACTTATAGGTAAATATAATGGGAATAGAAACAGTTATAGCAGGTATCACAGCAGCAAGTGCGGCAAAATCTGCGTTTAGTGGTGATAAAGGTGGATCTTCAACATCCGTTGCATCAGATCCAAGACAGATGGCAATGTACGAGGACTTATATAATAGGTCTAAAGGCATAGCCGGTCAGCCTTTTGTACCATATACAGGCGCAAGAGTTGCCGGGTTTAATCCTGATCAGTTAAGAGGTTTTGATCAAACAAGAAGCCTATTTGATCGATCAATGGAATATAACCCAATGACCGGGTTAAATGATCTAGCTAATCAACAAGCACCAAGTTTACTTAATACCGATATTAGCGCTTATCAAAACCCATACAATGAACAGGTAATTAACCAGTCTTTAAATGACTTAGATAGAGCAAGACAAATTAGATTACAAAGTGATCAAGACCGGGCAATCGGTGCAGGCGCTTTTGGTGGATCTCGTTCTGCTTTATTAGAAGCTGAAACAAATAAAAACTTTGCAGATGCTGCCGCTAGAACATCTAGTAACCTTAGACAGTCAGGATTCAATCAAGCAACACAACTTGCACAAAATGATATGGCAAGAGATTTTCAAAACAGAGGTTTTAGAGCAAACTTACTTAATAACCAGCTTGGTGATCAATATAGAAACCTTGGTTTATTATCAGGTGCTGGCGCTCAACAGCAAGGACTACAGCAAGCAGGTATGGATGCAGGTTATAACGAATTTATACGCGCTCTTAATTATGGGCCTCAGCAACTTGGTTTATTATCAGGCGCTGTGTTTGGTATGCCTAATCAATCTACTACAACACAATCATATTCGCCTAGCGGACTAGATAAAGCTGCATCAACTTTGGGTACTTACTCAGATTTAAAAACAGCTTTTCCTAGCATATTTGGTTAATTAATATGGCTTTATTTGACAATTTTAAAAACAATATATCTTCCGGTTTAGTTGGTTTTGCAGGGTACGATCCTAACGCACCAATGACCGAGCAGGAAAGACAGCAAAGACAAAATCAAGGCTTACAAGATTTAGCGCAAAGACTTTCTATTAGAGCAGCACAGAGGTCAGGTGATCCGTCTCGTATGGGACAGGTTCAACAGAGACTGGTTACTCAGCAAGCCGTTAAAGATAAAAGAATACAAGACGAAAAATTTCAACAATTTTTAAAATCACCACAAGGACAACAATATCAAGGCATGGTTGATTTGCTTGGTGTTGATACTGCAAGAACTGCGGTTGCTAAAAACATGGGAAGTGGAACTTTTGAGGGAACTAGTTTACCCGCACAGTACTTAAATATTTTAGAAGAGGGAAAAAATAATCCGGAAGTTAGAAATTCTACAACATATAAAGTAGCATACGACCAGCTTACTAAACCTAAAACTAGCACTTATATTAACGAGCAAGGTCTACCTGTAACAAGAACAGTACCCGGTTTAGATCCTAATATTTATTCTGCGCCAACTTCTACAGAAGCAGTTGAATCGCCTGTAGATACAACCGACACATCAACAGATACAGCTACAGATGATAGAGGTGTAACTGAAAAAATTGGTATATCAACAGAAAGAAGAAAACTTTTAGAAAAAGATATTGATATTGTAGATGGTGTTGTAAATGTTTTAAACAATCTGGAAGAGGTAATTTTAAGAGTAGATCCCGGTGTTTTAACTTTTGGAAAAGATTTAGCAGAGGTAGACAGTGCATATAACTCAGTACTTTTAGAGTTAAAAAACTATGCAGAACTTGGTGTTTTAGCTGGGCCTGATTTGGGTTTATTAGAAAACTGGATAGGTAATCCAACATCGATAAAACAGTTATTAAAAGATGGCAACAAAGGAACTTTATTACAACTTAGACAATTAAGAACTGATGCATTGAAAAACAAAAATAAAGGTTTAAAAGAATTAGGACAAGATCCAGTTGAAATACAAACAAAGACTCAACCAAAGAAACAGTATTTAAACGGCAGAGAAATAGTTGTAAGTCAAGACGGAAGTCAATGGGTTTACAAAGACGATGGAACTCCAGCGCAGTAATATGGAAGACACACCACCTCTACCTACAGGCGCTGTTTTTACACCACCCTTACCACAAGGTACTTTAACTTTTGATCCCGGTGAAATAGATATCGAAACAGGCGCACCTAATAAAATTAGAGCAACTATTAGCGCATATAAAAAACCCGAAGATAAATTAAAACTTATAAGAAAATATTATCCCGAAGCTCTTCCTTTTGGTGAAGGTAATTATATTTTTAAAAACCCTAGCACTGGTCAAAAAACTTTGTTTAACCCTGAAGGTTTTGATTTTGGCGATGTTCTAGAATATGGAAGAATTGCATCTGAAATAATAGGATCTATTCCGGGAATGGCTGCGGGTGGTTTAGTTGCTTCTCCAACTGTTGCAGGTGTTCCTGTTGGAGTTGCGGTTGGTGGTGCAACAACTTCTGTTATGGCTGGCGAACTTTACGATGCAGCTTTAAGACAGTTTTTTGGTGAAGACACAGAAGATACAAGAACAGCAGGCGAGTATGCAGGAGACTTAGCTTTTCAAGGCACTATAGAATCCGTTACACCTTTCCCAATAGCTAAAGGAGGACAATTACTAAGAACAGGTTTTGATAAAGTTTTTAATAACGCTACCTCTAAAGCTATACAAACATCAGCTGATAACCTTGGCATTGATAATTTACCTTTAGGTGTTACGGGTGGAAAAAATACTGCCAAAATAGAAAGTGGCTTATCTGCTACTACTGGTGGATCTTCAATTACTAAGTCTTATACAGATGGAATTAACCAGCTTAATACTGCGGTAGATGATTTAACTTCTTTAGGTAGTCAATACAGCAAAGAAGCTGCTGGAGATATTATTCTAAATGCTGCAAGAAAATTTGAAACAGATTTTATGCAAAGATCAGATGCTTTATATAACAAGCTAGGTCAGTATATTAACCCCAACGATGTATTTAACTTACCCGGTTTACAAAAAGTTTTAAGAAAAAGTGAATTTAAGTTTAATAACAAAGAACTAGGTGATGTATTTGGTAAAGACTTTGCTGATAAATTAAAAGTAGTATTTGGTGATGGGCCAGTACAACTATCTTACAAAGACATTGCATCTTTAAGATCCGAAATAGGCAGACAGCTAAAAGGCACTTTTGTAGTTGGTACTTCTCCGTCTCAAGCCGCTTTAAAAGAACTCTATGGCGCTTTAACTGATGATATGTTTAAAGCCGCTGAAAGCATTGGTGGTGATGCATTAAAATATGCAAAACTATCCAACGACTTTTATAAAAAAGGAATAAATGTTTTAGATACACAAATTAAACCAATTATTTCTAGAAATAGTGGTAAAGACCTTCTTCCTAGCGAAAAAATTTACGATAAAGTTGTTAATGGTTTAACAACTGAGCCGTCTGTTTATAACAGAACTTTAGACGAAATTTTTCTTCCAAAGTTTGGAAATGTAGATCAATTAAAAATTATTGGTGAAAAACAATTTTATGATTTAACTAGAGATACAGCAGGCGATCTAAGTATTAGTAAAACTGTTACTAACTTAAATAAATTAAAAGGGCCAACAGGAGAACTTCCTGTAACAATACAATCTTTAGGAACTAAAGTAGATGATGTTGATCAGGTTGCAAAAGGATTTAAAGAAGCAAATAAAACAGTAAACTTTTCAAATACTGCTTCTGCTAATGCAGTAAGAGAACTTTTTACAGCTTTAGGTTTAGGTGCTGGTGGTGGTTTTGTTACCGGGGATGTTTCAACTGGTGCTAGTTTATTTGCAGGTGCTTATTTATTACCTAAAACAATTTCGGGCATTATGTCTAGCAAAGCAACAAAACAAATCGTTAGAGATTTTGCTATGAACTCAGGACAACCATTGCAAGCATCAACATCAGTATTACTTGCCATTGGTTTTTCATCAGATCAAATACAAGAAATTATAGAAGAAGATTACACTCAAAAAGGCTTATTAAACGAATAAGCTATGTCAAGAACTACCGAGAGGATTGGTCGTAGTGGCGAATTCTTAACGGCTTCGGTTTTAGCAAAAGTTAGCGATACAGTTGTGGTCGTACCTCATTCAGCAGAAGCCGATGTAATATTTGAGTGGAATAGCAAACTATATAAATGCCAAGTTAAAACTAGAACCGGAATAGAAAAAGGTGGTATTGGCTGGCGATTTGATCTGCGCAGAGGATCTCATAGTAAAAGCCGAAGATATAAAAAAAATAGTATAGATGTTTTTGCTTTAATATCTGTTCCATACAATACCATTTACTTTTTACCTTTTAATTGCCAAAAAGGATCAATTACTATATCGGACGAAATAATGAAAAATTTAAACTCACATGACAGCTTAAACTTAGCTATGGCGGACATAGTTTAGCTTGGCGGATAGCTGGCGGATTAGTATATATAAGTAATTTTTCATAACTGGTTTTAGGCTTATTTTTGGCTTGAAACTGCGGTTCGGGGAGTAGCGCAGTCTGGTAGCGCACCTGGTTTGGGATTTTCTAAACCGCACATCTTAACAAATAACTACACATCACACTTAATCATTTTACCCGCATAATTCCTTGCTTTTTTGACTCTTTTAGAAATATAATCTATGACAGAGGTAATAATCATTCACACTTGTTACTGTTATTTTGGCGGATGGGTGGCGGATGGATTACAACTACTATGAAAACGGAAACTGGAAAATTTATATCTTTATCTAAAACTTTAGGTAAGTGTGTGAGCGTTGCAGATAATCCATGTATCGGAGTTTGTTCTACCAGCGTTATGCCTGACGATGATCGTTGTAAGGGATGCGGAAGAACAAGAACAGAGGTTATATATTGGGAGACCTATACAGACTTCGAAAAGAAAATAATTAACTTGCGCAATGCAAGTGAAAACTTTGGAATAAGACATTTAATAAGGAGCAGTAAATGGCAAGATATCAAGTCGACCGGGACATACGACAACTAAGAAAAACTAAAACTGGTTATTATCTTTACTACAGGATAGCCGGTAAAAAAACCGAAATGAAAATAGCGTCTTTGGATCTACCAATAAACGCTGTTAGGGATATGGCTTATATGCTTTTGGGCGATATAGCTAGGGGCAAAGATCCCATGCAGGATCGCAGAGAGGCTAAGTTAGGCGAAACTTTTAAAGATATATTTGAATCTTATTTAATAGATTGTCGTAATAGAGGTGTTAAGCGTATTGATGATATGCAAAAAATGTATGACAGGTATATTGATAAACCAATCGGCAGTAAAAAAATAAAAGATATTAACAGGGGTGATATTAAAAGAATGCATGATGATATATCTGTTAATTATAAATATGCTGCTAATAGAGTTGTGGATCTTGTTCGGGCCACCTTTAATAATGCTATAGCTTTATCTTTAACAGAAGTTAATCCAGCTACTTTTGTTAAAAAGAATAAAGAAGAAAAACGCGAAAGATATTTAAGCCAGTTAGAGTTAAATAACTTGGTTAATGAGTTAAACGCTAGAGCAAAAAGTACAGACTATCCAAACTCTATTAAGTTTATTTGGTTATGTATTTTAACCGGTGCAAGAAAAGGCGAACTGGGTAAAGCTAAGTGGAGCGATTTACATATAAATAAAATTATTCTTAAAGAACATAAAACTGATAAAGACGGCAAGCCAAGAGTTATTTATTTATCTAACCAAGCGTTAAATATTATTAACTCTATACCTAGAGATACAGAAACTATTTTTGGTATTAAAGAGCCGGCTAGGATGTGGAAGAGTATAAGAAAAACCGCCGGGATAGAAGATGTAAGAATGCACGACCTAAGACATAGCTTCGGCAGTTGGGCGCGTAAGTCGTTAAGTAAATTAGAAGAGACCGGGGACTTATTAGGACATGCGGACTTACAATCAACGCAAAGATACGCACACATATTTGAAGAGGACTCTATGGAGAACGCGCAGATAGTAGGTAACTATATTCAGAAAAAATACATGAATGGCTAAATTTTGCCGGTTTTAAAAAAAAACGAGGCTCTGAGAAGCCACTGACGGCATTTTGTTGACCTAACCTATGGTTTACCCTTAACGAAGTTATGCGGTTTGTAGCTTATTAAATTGTTTTTGTAATAAGTCGTAATTTTCACCGACAAATTGATACCAGCTTAATTTTCCCTCTTTATCTCTTTTGTAATAAAAATACTGCTCTCTGCAGAATTGTATAAACTCTTCTGAATCTTCTTCTTCTGTAATTACATTCCCATTGGGATCTACTTTATGAACTAACTCTAGTTCTAACTCTATGTAATGAATGGCTTTTAATAAATCGCCTATACGATCATCTTTCTCTCTGACTATGTATTTAACTACATTGGTTAAATTAGGCGAGAGGCCATGAGCGTAACTAAATTCTACTGGTTGCATTCCTTTAGGAACTTTTTTGTAATGCATCCCCCCGACTTGTTTTCTTGTTGCTCTCACTGCTGCATCCCATTCTTTTACTGTTGCGTTATCTATAGACATTTTTGCTCCTTAATTATCTGTAAATTTTATTAATAATTTTTCGTGAATCTTTTTAAGTAGAAAATTTCTTTATTATATTTGAATTAGTTTCTTTCACTCACTTGCATTATTAAAATGATTAGAGGTAAAATCTTACCACAGGAGTTAAGCACAATGAATAACAATTATATTTTAGAGGACACTAAAAAAATCACGCCTAAAGAACTTAGCGAAAGGTGGGGTGTGTCTGTTCGTACTTTAGCAAATAAAAGAGCGCATGGTCACGCACCCGGCTATTTTAAAATAGGTCAAAAGGTTTGGTATTCGTTAGACGAAATAGAGTCCATAGAAAGCGCGTCGTATAAAAAACCAATTCACGCTTAGTGAGTATTAATTCCCGGAACAAGGGGAGAAGAGGAGAACGAGAAGTGATAGATGTCATAGATGACCTGCTAGGTTTAAAACTTGAGGTTAATTACAGTCAAACATTTGGCGGCGGACACGATCTAATATCCCCTAATGGTTATATGCCTTACGCTATAGAAGTTAAAAGGCGCAAAGCTATTACGCAAGCAGACTTAAAAAACTGGTGGGATCAATCAGTAAGACAAGCATTAAAAGTAAATCTGTTACCCTGCTTATGGTTTAGAGCAGATAGGTCAGATTGGAAAGTAGCCATCCCGGATGTCTACGCACATAAAAATAAATTATTTCCCCTAGAAGATTTTAACATAGCATCGACTATGTCAACCGAACTATGGGCGGCAATTATGAGAGAGGAGTACAACATTGGCACACGCGATATTATCACCGAGTAGTATTCATAGAATTATAAGGTGTCCTTATTCTGCTAAACCTAATGCAGAAGCGCCTAGCACATCATCTTTACCAGCGGCTAAAGGTACTGCCATTCATGAAATGTGCGAAACCTTATTAAAGGATCGTTTAGAGGGAATAAATTTATCTGATTATTATTTAGGCAAAACTATTGAGGTAGAGGGTTACAGTTTTGAGATAACCAAAGACGATATTTTTACAGTAGAGGTTTATGTAAATTACATAAAAAACCGCGCCGAAGAACTAAACGGAAAATTATTAATAGAAGAAAAAGTTTACGCTAACGAAATACATGACGATTTATGGGGTACGGCTGACGCAGTAATACTAGGCGAAAATAATAGAATGGTAGTAGCTGATTTGAAGTCAGGCGCTTGGCCCGTCAATGTTATTTTTAATGAGCAGCTTATGTCTTATGCCATAGCCTGTCTCTCTAGATACGGAAACGAGAATACAGTTTTAGAACTAACTGTAGTGCAACCTAACAAAAGAGCGTTCCATAAGGACGGCTTTATACGAACTTGGGATATTCAAGCTATCGATCTTATTGATTGGGCGGAAAATATTCTAAAACCTGCGTGTGATGAGGCGATGGGCGATAAGCCTAACGCTCATGCCGGGGACTGGTGCAAGTTTTGTGTGCTTAAACAGAACAACACTTGCGAAACATATAAAACTTACTCAGGAGGTAATTATGAATGAGAAGTTAAAACCAATCTATGCTTGGACAGATGAGTCGGGGAAAGAGCATGAGATTTATGAAAGAGACCTGACGGATAGAACGAGGCCATTTGCAGAAAGAGCTGTTTATTTTAATAAACAAATATCTGCATTAAAGTCTCTTAATATGGCGGACACAGTTGAGGTGTCTAGATTTGTAGTTGCTACGGAAGAAGCATTTAAACTACTTATGGACGATGCGACAGCTAATTTAAGGCAGATGTATACATCTAAACCTAAGATTGTTGAGCCTAGTAAGGGGGTGAAGAAATGAGTTTATCCGCTATAAAAACCAAGGCAAAAGCAAAACAGCCGATAGTAATACTTTATGGCCCGTCCGGGTTAGGTAAAACTACACTGGCGGTTGGCTCTAAAGATCCTATAGTTTTACAAACTGAGGAAGGTTTAGGAATACTAACTAAACATAGAGATATACCGCATTTTGATTTAGCTAAAGATTACGATACTTTTACAGGTTATCTCAAATACTTAGTTGAATTAGATAAGTTACCTTACGGAACTTTGGTAGTAGATAGTCTAGATTGGTTAGAGCCTTTAATACACGCTAAAACTTGCGAAGCGCATAATCAGAAATCTATAGAAAGTTTCGGTTATGGTCGTGGTTATACCGAAGCACAAAGATACTGGAGAGAGTTTCTTGATCTTATTAATAAGTTAAGAAATGAAAGGGGGATGAGGATTGTATTAATTGCTCATAACCAAATTAAACCTTTTCACGATCCATTAACTGAGGTTTATGACCGCCACGAACTTAAACTGAATAAACACGCCAGCGCTTTATGTTTAGAAGCATCGGATATGTGTTTATTTCTTAACTATCGTAAAGGTACTGTTAAGGTTCAAGGCAATAAAGGTTTAACCAATAAAACTGTTCAGTCCGGGAGAGTACTACTAACGACAGAGTCTCCTGCAGCAGTTGCAAAAAATCGCTATGCACTTCCGGAAATTATAGAAGTAGTAGAAGAGGGTGATGACTTTGTTGAACGCGCCGAGAAAACTTGGCAAGAGATTGGCAAACTCATTAATAAATCTTAATGGCTTTAACTATTAATCACGATACGGCTCTTTATTATCTTAAAAAATCTAAAGATTTACTGAGCCATGTCGAGGAACAAAACGGGGAAGACGATCACATTTTGCCCCTTGGTGGTAATAAGGAATTAGTAGAAATTATTAAGGATCTTGACCTGCTTATTGATCGCACAGGTGACTTTGAAGAGTATGACCTCGGATAAGTTTTTTTAAATGTTAAATTTATATGGAGGAAAACATGACAGATTTAACGCAATATAACGGGGGGCAACCCCTTGATACTAACGATGTCGAATCAAGTGGCGGGGGAGGTTCTTTAGAACCGGGGAGATATAATCTTCACTATGCTGGTCACGAGATGATGGCTAACGATAAAGGGTGGGAGGGTATGAAAATTATATTTGAAGTAGACGGAACTACTATCAATGTTAATTCTTTATTTACCCTTAAACACCCTAAAGAGGATGTAGTTGTAAGAGGCACAACTTCTTTGAAACTATTTGGCAATGCCGCCGGTATTAACTCTATCAAAAGCGCAGACCAGTTTTTAGGTAAAACTGTTTCTGCTGACTTAATTAGGGGCGAAAAAGGTTATCTAGAAATAGATGAGCAATATGGTCGTACTTGGGGCATGCCTCTTTCTAAAGAGGAAGCTAAAGAAGAGGTTAAAAAAGAAGCTAAGGATGATGACTCGGAGATCTCCGACGCTATCCCTTTCTAATTTTGACTTGGCTTATAGGAGGCCGACCTTATGTGGTTACTGCCACAGGTTGGCCGCACCTATGTACACCAAATTTCAAGGAAAGACTTATGGGGGGTGTTCATTAGATCACCTAAATAAAATACAACGAGGAGAAAAAATGCAAGACATTAAAAATTTTGCACAGATAAACGACGAGGGATTAGATTACGCTTTAGATCAAGCCAAAGAAGTTTACTTAGAAGAACAACAAAAAACGGGCGCTTGGAAAACAACACCATTTCATAACTGGACTAGAGAACAAAGAATAACTTTTGTTCATAGATTAGTGCGCTCTTATTTAAACCACGCTCATCATCAAGCAAAGACAGGTGAGAGTAAAAGTGACTGATTTAACGCAATATTTTGGTAAAGACGGATTAGTTATAGATCAAAACTTTGCTTTTGTAGATAAGAGCAAGTCCATAAGCGAGTTAGTCGCTGAAATGCAAACTCATGGTTTACAAGTTGAGTTTATAGAAACCACCGGGGAACTAATACGAACGAAAGTCTCAGCGGCGGCAGGCGTTAGACCGGACAAAAGTAACGAGCAGTCAGGTTGGTATGTATTTAACCAGCTAGATGATGCTTGGGTATGTGTATTCGGTAACTGGCGCTCCGGGTTTGAGGGCAAGATGACTAGTTACAGCGAGAAAGAACTTAGTCAAGCCGACAAGGTAAAACTACAGGCCCAACTTAATCAAGCACAAGAGAGGATTAAAGAGAGCAAGAGAATAAAGCAAGAAGAGGTTAGCGTATATGCTGCAGAAAAATTTAATACGGCTCAAGAAGTTGTAGAACATAAATACCTTACGGATAAAAAAGTTAAAAGTTATGGTTTAAAGCAAGCTAACGGCAACCTGTTAGTGCCGGTGTATTCTATCACCAAAAATGATAATGGAACATTAGCTAAACGAATAAAGTCGCTTCAATATATCTTCCCGGACAAGGAAAACACTAAACGCTTTGTAGGTGGCGGAGAAATAAAAGGAAATGTTTTTTTAATAGGTTGCGAGGTGCAGGATCTTGCTAACTTAGATAGCTTAATAGTGGTAGAGGGTTATGCAACTGGAGCGTCAGTTTGGCAGGCAACGAATGTTCCTTGCCTAGTAGTCTTTAGTGCTAATTTTTGTAATATCGCCTTAAACAGGCTTAGAGAGGCTATAGGCGATAAGTGTAGGTTTATTTTAGCTTTAGATAACGATACGAATAAGGTCGGTAACACTAAAGCGAATGAAGTTTGTAACAGTATAGCTAACTGTGTTGTGCGTTTACCCTCTATAACGGGTGACTATAACGATTTAGCTAATGAATTAGGGAATGAGCAGGTCAAGGCGGAGATATTAGACAGTAAATTTAATATTAAAAGCTATGCCATTCGTAACCTCGTAAACTCTCCTCTCGAAATCGAGTGGTTAGTAGACCAGTTCATTCCCCTCGCTAAAAATGGTGTCTTGGCCGCACCGGGTGGTTGTGGCAAGTCTATGAGTTTACTACAGCTTAGTTTAGCTATCGCCACAGGTGGCACTTGGTGGGGCAAGAAGATACTTAAAAGGGGTTCAAGCGCAATATTTTGCGCAGAAGATGATTTATCCGAAGTGCATAGGCGCATAGATTCTTTAGATCCGGACGGCAAGAGATTTGATTCGCCTTATGATGTTTATGTCATACCCGTTCCAGAAATGAAAGAACCATTAATATTATTAAGAGAAGAGGGTTTAACACCGGAAGCTAGAGAGATAACCGAAGAACTAAAAAGCATTCCAAACTTGGTTATGGTAGCTTTTGATCCCCTGCAAGCGTTTACCACAGGCAGTGTATCGTCGAGCAACGAAGTTTCCCAGCTATGGGGTAGTTACTGCGCTAACATAAGCGCACGATTAGGCGTAGCTACCATTACGATACATCACCTTAATAAAGGCGCACTAACCAACGACTCTGATGATGCTATGAGCCATAGAGCCGAAGTAAGAGGGGCCAGCGCAATAATAGACAGCGCTAGGTGGTGTGCGGTAATGTGGGTGAGCGATGAGGAAACCTGCGAGCGCATTTGCGCTGAACAGGGTATGGATTACGATAGGATGAGTGTTGTTAAAGCAGCACTGGTTAAAAGTAACAGCGGTGGCGTAGATTACAGTACTAAAACTTTAATCAGGAGACCGGAACAAGCGGCATTAGAAGTATTAGATGCTGCAAAACCATTTGAGTGGAATTAATGTTAGATAAAGACACAGTTAAGGCAGTTATATTTATAGAGGATGCAATTAACCTTAACCATGATGAGTTAAAGAAAAAGTTTAAAGAGGCGGTTGATAATAATAAAATCAACCATTTTGAAATAAAAACTAGAGGTAAAAAAAATGATTAATTATCCATGTGGTTGGTTTGATGTTCAACAGTTACCGGGAGGATCAAGAGCAAAATGAAATGTTTTAATTGTAATGCCAACATGAAGTTGGAAAGAGAGAAAGATATCAGTCGATATAACGATTGTTTTGATCTTAAATTAAGTTTTAAGTGTCTTGATTGCGGGGCAGTGGCTAACGCCTATCCACCAAAAGATGATCCATTAGACGAACCAATAAGACGCGGAGGTGAACATCATGGGTAAAGGGGACATGCCTAGACCGGGATCTTATTCACAAGAATATAAAGATAACTGGGAGCGTATTTTTGGCGATAAGGCAAAAGCAAGGAAGAAAACACCCGGTCATGCTAAGTCTAAAATGCATAAAGATAAGACTAAATATGATCGTAATAATAAAGGAGATGGGAACATTTAGGGTAGTAGATGGGAGTTTTTAGGGTATCAACACTACCCTAGAAGTTCCCTATATCCATAACATACCATATAGGGAGAAATGGGCGTTGCCCATTTTCCCTAAATAAATATGAGTAAATTTTACAGATAATTTTTAACAGTAAATGTGTATAAGGTTTCGCAAAAAAAGCGGGGAGCAATATGAAACAACTAAGAGATCGAATGATAAATATGCGAGAGGTAATGGGTAGAGCGAAAAGACAGAAAGGTTTTATGTCCTTGTGGCTAACAAGCCAGCTTAATATTATTTTAGTTTTAGAAATCGCGATAGCGGAGTTAAGCGGGGACAGGCTAAACTTCGAGCGCTTGGTTGCGTTGCTGCCAGCTAGTCTGGGCAGTCGGTCGACAGTAGGCTATGTTTTAGATGATTTTGTTAGGCGTAAGTATCTTAATAAGAATATAGGTAGCGATAGGCGAAAGCGCGTTTACAGTGTTTGTCCGGGATCTATGAAGTTGCTAGATAGCTGGTTCAAAGAAAGGGCGGTTAGCCTAAGAGAGGTTGCTTAGTTGGGTGATAAATTCTGGTGGATAACAACCGAGGTAGCGGAAAAGGATACTGGCTTTATCGGTTACGGCGTTGCGAAGAAGTATAAGAATTATTCCAAGTTAAAGGGGGTAGTTTGGAAGTGGTTTAGGCGCAGGATCGGAACAAACAAGCTATATAACTTAACGGCGGCAGAGTCCTTGGTTTTGTGGGCGGTCTGTGAGCGCCACCGGGCGGAATCTATGTCGTGTAGAGATAGCTTTAGTTATTTAGCTAAAATGACTAACTTGCACCATAAGACAGTTGGTAAAAGCATTACCTCGTTGATAGAGAAGAAAGTTATATGGTTAGCGCTCGAAGATGAGCGGGTGTTGTTGCGTAAGGCGAATAAAAAAGGGCGTAAGCATATTCTCCTTATAGGGTTAGGAGTCGACCTAGTAGCCGAGGAAGATTAAAGGTCTTCGAAGAAGCGGACGGCAATATAAACTGCCGCCACTACTAAAAGCCAAATTGAAAAACCTATACCGAATATGAAGCCTATTATCTCAATCATTTAAAACAACATCCTTTTTACGCTTATCATCAAATCTTTTAATGGTTGGGCCATCGTTATATCTTACTAACATAAAATCATCGCCAATGTTCCATTCTAGCGATGGGATGTTTTGCTTTTCGTTGTTGAGCAATCGTCTTGCTTCTTCAATCATTTCTTTGTGCTGAGTCATTTTGGTCTCCTATTGAAATGCTATTTGCTTTATTAAGTTTTCTACTGCTACTAAGGTTTTCTTTTCCTCAGTCGTTGGGGTTGGTTTTTTAACTAACGGCTTGCCTAAGTCGGCTAAAGCCTTAATTAAAATATCTTTATCTTTATCGGTAACTTGTAATTTAATAAGTGCCATTAAATTATTGCCCCGGTAATTATAATTAAACTAAAAACTACTAAGGTTATGAAGATTAAGTTCTCTGTCATTTCCCTAGCTACATCACTCCATGGTTTAGGTTGTTTGGGCCTATGTAATTTATGTGCGAAGTCTTTCATTTTCTATCTCCTATAAAAATGGGTTAGTTATACCGCGAAAGCCGAGTATAAGACTCGGCTAAGGGGGTTCGCGGAAAAATTAAACTATGTTTTAATAGTTGATTTTTTATTACAAACATATTCAAAATCTCTAACTGACTTTGAATTGTAAATAATTTTATTAGTTTCCCAATCTTTAAAAACTGTTAAACCAGTTTTGCTAATCGGCTCGCCGTAAGAATCTTCTTTATGAAACTTATAATCTAACAGTCTAATTAACGCCGTACCTAAAGATGATGTCTCCATAATGTCGCAAACACTATTCTTAACATCTACATTGTTATCAAAACAAATTATTCTATATCTCATACTATCTCTCCTAAAAAGCGTAGCCTTTATTGGCTACTAAAACATTATAATGTCACTCTTAGTCATTCTTCAAGCAAACTAACGCAGAAAACAGGGGTTTTTAGTGATTTTTGGCAGATTTAGTATAGAATTATGAGAAAACGGGAGCATTCTGTGGGAAATTTAAACACTAAACCTAGTATTGAATATAAATCAGTAGACGAACTTATACCTTATGCGCGTAATAGTAGGACGCATGATAAAGAACAGGTTAGTCAGATCATGGCCAGTATTAAAGAGTTTGGCTTTACTAATCCTATTTTAATAGATGACACCGGGACAATTATTGCTGGTCATGGTCGGGTACAAGCTGCTCAAAAATTAAACTTAGATACTGTGCCGACTATATGTTTAGACTACTTAACAGATGCACAAAAGAAAGCCTATGTCATAGCTGATAATCGCTTGGCTCTAAATGCCGGGTGGGACTTTGATATGTTAAAGGTTGAGTTAGAAGATTTAAATGACTTAGAGTTTGATGTTTCGTTACTTGGTTTTGATGATAAAGAAATAAACGACATACTCGCTGATCCTACTGAGGGTTTAGTAGATGAGGATAAAGTCCCTGATCTAATTGAAGATCCTATAACTAAAGAGGGTGATCTTTGGATCTTAGGTAATCACCGGCTTTTATGTGGTGATAGCACTAGTATTGATGCAGTGAATAAACTTATGGACGGCAATAAGTCTGATATGGTTTTTACTGATCCGCCTTATGGCATCTCTTATCAATCAAATGGAAGAACTAAATCTGAAAAGTTTGATGTTTTGATAAATGACGATCAATTATTAGACATAACACCAATAATTGAGGTCTTTTCTAGTGGTTGGGTTTTTATTTGGACTACATGGAAAGTGATAGATAAATGGATTGATAATACAAAATCTCTTGGTTATCCAAACAATGTTGTTATTTGGTCTAAAGGCGGTGGTGGAATTGGTGACTTAAAAAAAACATTTTCAACTGATTATGAAATGGCATTGGTCTGGAATAGAGGAAATGAGCTGTGTGGAAAAAGAATAGGAAGTGTTTGGAGTATTAACAAAGATAGTAGTAGTTCATATCTTCATCCAACGCAAAAACCTGTAGCATTAGCAGAAGAAGCAATAGATAAGACTACTAATAATGCAGACATAGTTTTAGATTTATTTGGTGGAAGTGGATCAACACTTATAGCGGCAGAAAAATCCGCCAGAAAATGTTACTTAATGGAGTTAGATCCTAAATATTGCGATACGATAATTAAACGCTGGCAAGACTTTACTGGTAAGGAAGCAGTGCATTTTGAACTAGATAAGACTTATAATGAGTTAATTAATAATATAAATGATGGATAAACCTAAGAAAAAACCCGGAAGAAAACCTATTGTTATAGATATAGACAAGGTTGAGCAACTTGCCGCGCAAGGTCTCGGGCCGACTCAAATATCGCGTGCTTTAGGCATTTCTTGGGATACTTTTAATAAAAATAAAAAGCGTAGTTCGGATTTATCGGAGGCTATAAAAAGGGGCGAGGCGCGTGGGTTGGCGCGAGTTTCAAACAGTTTATTTAAATCGGCCAACGAGGGCAATGTAACTGCGCAGATCTTTTACCTCAAAAACCGAGACGCAGATTCTTGGCGTGACCGGGTGGAGACAGTAAACGCAACGATTGATCTAAACCAAGTTTTAACCAGCGCAAAAACAAGGATCGGCGGACAAGTGGCGAGTAACATTGAGCTAAAAGCAAAAAACATTATAGACAAGGCATCTAAACGGGCAGCTCCCATGATTATTAACCATAAAGCTACAAATAAAAAGGGTTAAGTAGTTGGCAAAATCTATCTCCCCAAAAGTAAAGCCAGCTAGTAAGGTCGGGAAAACCCCTGCAACATGCTCCTCAGTTGAAATGCAGATATACCCCCCCTTACACTTAGTGGCGGGGGTAATATTTACGGAACTGATCAACTAATTTTTTTTATTTTTTTATGAAGTACGGAGTAAAACAGGAACAGGAACTAATGGCAGAGATATGGTCTATGCCTATAAAAAATGATCCTTATAATTTTGTTAAATTTATCTTCCCTTGGGGCGAAGAGGGTACACCCCTCGAAGAATTTACAGGCCCTCGTAAGTGGCAAGAAAAAATTTTACGAGATATTTCAACGCATATACAAAGAAACAACGGAAAGCCTACGCCCGAAATGTTTAGGCTTGCTGTAGCTAGTGGACGGGGTATAGGTAAATCCGCTCTAGTTGCTTGGTTAATATTATGGATGTTATCTACCAGAGTAGGATCTACAATTATAGTTACCGCTAACACCGAGCAGCAGCTTAGAAGTAGAACTTGGGCGGAACTAGGTAAATGGCTAACTTTAGCTATAAACAACCATTGGTTTAGTAAAACCGCTACCACAATAAAACCCGAAGCGTGGTTCGAAGAAGCCTTAAAACGCGACTTAAAAATAGATACCGGGTATTACTACGCACAAGCGCAGTTATGGAGCGAAGAAAACCCCGACGCTTTTGCTGGTATTCACTCTAACTACGGAGTCTGTTTAATTATGGACGAGGCATCAGGTATTCCCCAGCAGATATATAGCGTATCCGAGGGGTTCTTTTCCGAACCAACGGAAAATAGATTTTGGTTTACCTTTTCTAACCCAAGAAGAAACACTGGCCCGTTTCATGACAGTTTTCATTCTAAGCGTAAGTTTTGGAATTTACAGCAGATTGATTCACGAACAGTCGAGGGAACAGATCAGAACCTTTTTCAATCTATGCTAGAACAGTACGGCGAAGATTCTACTGTTGCTAGGGTGGAAGTCTTAGGCGAGTTTCCCCGGGCAGATGATGATGCGGTTATACCAATCGAACTTGCAAGAGCAGCCGTTGATAGAGATGTTTCCCTTAGCGCAAGTGAACCAATAGTTTGGGGTTTAGATGTTGCTAGGTTCGGTGGCGATAACTCAGCACTATGTATAAGACAAGGTAATACAGTTTTTGAAATTAGGACTTTTAAATCTATGGATTTAATGCAATTATGCGGTGCGGTTAAAAACTTATACGATGATGCAACCGCTATAGAAAAACCACAGGAAATACTTATAGATGTTATTGGCTTAGGTAGTGGTGTGGTCGATAGACTATCAGAACTTCAATTACCTGTAAGAGGAATTAATGTATCTGAGTCTCCGGCAACCGGAAAAAACTATCTTAATTTAAGAGCGGAGTTGTGGTTCGCGATAAAAGATTGGCTGGCGCAACGAGATTGCCGACTTCCTTATGATGATGAGCTTGTAGCGGAATTAGTTGCGCCCTCCTATAAATATACATCAACAGGAAAAATAAAAATAGAGTCAAAAGAAGAAATGAAAAAAAGAGGAATCAAATCACCCGACAAAGCAGACGCACTTGCGTTGACCATGGCAAGTTCTGCCGCAACTTTTAGTGGTGGCACATCTTTTTTGGGTTATAATTTCAAGAAACCTTTAAAATCCAAAATTCTACGAGTAGGTTAATACATGAAAAAAGACAATGACCAAGATGTCAATGAAGAAATCAATCAAGAAGAACTTCAGGCATATTAAAATCAGAACTAGACGATGCTAGAGATTACATCGAACAAGTAG